GTGGAAAAACCCAGGTAAATGTATCGTCAATAACAAGTACGCAAGTGGAAAGATTGAGGGAACACCCAATCTTCGCATACGTATTTGCTTAAATAATGGAATTAAAGCACTCCTTGGACGAGGGTCGACAATATGTGTAAAGATTCAACAAGATCAACCCCGTAAGCTTCTCAAGCAACTGACGAAATCTATTGTGTGCGTGTACTAATTATAGCAGTATTATCATTTTTATCAATAAGAATACAAGACCGTTTTAAATTTTTCGCAGCTTTCCCAGTTGTCCCCGATCCACACATAGGATCAAGTACTATATCCCCTTCATCTGTAGAAATTGAAATGATTCGTTCGAGGAGTTTAATTGGCTTGGCTGTTGGATACGTTCGTAATTCAGAACCTTGACTGATTGAATGAATATCATCCCATAAATCCGTACATGGTTTTCCTTCAGTCTCATGAAGAAATATTTTCTTATACAATTTAGAATTTTTCGTTTTGGGTATGTGTATTCGATTTTCATCCCTAAGACGTTCGAGTTCCTCTTGTTTGATTCTCCACCCAGATGATGGTGTGTACACTTGATCATTGAATTGAAATGTATACATATACCCTTTCTTTGTATTTTCTGTGACGATATGTCCTAGAGCGTAATTACCCCTCTCATCCTTATTAGTAAATGATTTTTTCAGATACATCTCATCCCTAGATTGATACGTAAGATTGAACTTCGGATTTTTCAATCTATTACATCTGAATATGATATCAATTGTAGCTCCGAGTTTATGTTTCACATTATTTTTAGATCGACACTTTTTCCAAAAAATTGGTTGCACATACTTAAACTTTTCTCTAAGAATTTGTTCCGGTGTGAACATTTTTTCAGCTGATATATGAAAAAAAAGGGATCCATCCTTCTTCAGTTTTGGAATACATCGATCGATAACCTTTTCAATAAAATCTTTATAGTCATCACCTTTCCATGTATCTGAGAATCCTGTGGAGTTTTCATGAGACATCGTATAGTCACGACCACTATCAAATGGTGGATCGAGATAAATCATTGCGACTGATTCATCTTTCACGAGAGAGAGTTTTTCCAGACAATCTCCTATGATATACTCCATTACAATTTTTACGTGAGGAATCTTTAAACCTAAGTAAGTAGATTAAAAAGACGAAATCATGCTTCAATATGGAAGAGATTCGAAAAAATCACAATGAAACCAAGAGGCTATTGATACAATCTGTTGCACGAGAAGGACAACACATTCTCGATGTTGGTTGTGGTTTCGGTGGTGATCTTCAAAAATGGAACAAATGTGGCGTCAACATAAACATGTGTGACCCCGACCCATCTGCATTAGAAGAGGCTCGTTCACGTGCGAAAAGTATGAACATGCGAGTGAATTTTTATGAGGGAGACATTCATAAATGTCCACTTAGAACATACGATATCATTTGTTTCAACTTTTCTTTGCATTATATTTTTGCATCAAAGGGTCTTTTTATGAGTTCTCTCAGGGAAATTAAGAAACGTATGAAATCGGGTGGACGACTCATCGGTATCATCCCAGATTCAGAGAAGATTATTTTCAAGACACCTTTAGTTGATGATATGGGAAATTTCTTTAAAATGAAGGACCACGGAAATGGGGGGTTTGGTGAAAAATTGTGGGTACATTTATCAGACACACCGTATTACGCACAGGGACCTAAACCAGAACCCGTAGCATATAAAGATCACCTAGTAACACAACTAGAAGACTTTGGTTTTAGAATGGAGAAATGGGAAAATCTCACAGGAAACCCAATCTCAGAGTTGTATAGCAAATTTATCTTTGTCTATAACAGATGATACTATTCCTCGTTCTCATAAATATATGGATTCTCTATCAGACTCGAGAACCTCAACGATTACTCGAAGTCAAAGAGAAATATAATATCCTCAGAGAACATTTACGTGAGACAAATCATGAAAAGTTTCACAAATTAAAGCGATGTATTCCAATTACCGGTTTCACGTACATGCACAATACAGTTGGATTTAATACGAATAAAGGTGGTGAAATTGGTGTATGTCTCGATGGTACAGTTAACCAGATTTTTCATGTCCTGATACACGAACTGGCGCATTGTACAGTACGCGAGTATAATCACTCGAAAGAATTTTGGGATAATTATATAGAACTTCGAGACATTTGTGTACAATTAGGTATATATGAAAAAATACCAATTAGGACTACTTTTTGTGGTGAGCATGTCCAGGATAAATAATCTATATTTATATAAATGAAAACACCTTTGAGTGTACTATTCTTAACCGTGTTTTATTGGATTGTGTTATACGGTGCAACCATGGTAACTCAATTTTCAACAAATTACAACTTCAATCTCATATGGATGACCCTTGTATTACCAAACCTTTTACGATTAGTGGTTGGTAATATCCCACGACTTGCTGTAGATCGTGTATTTTTCCTTTCTACTACAGTTATCGCGTTACTCATTACTTACATATTCAACAGGTTCGTTAAATCTACAAAGGATGGTATCGAGGAACCTAGTTCGGACAAAAGCAAGAAACTTAAGTCGAGTTTCTTGCTCATGGGGGCATTCGCCGCTGGAGCGTTCATAACTTATGGTATTGGTATTGATACTTCTATTTACAGTAACATGGGGTGGGAAACTCAAGGCTTAACGATGTAATCCTTGACGAAATAAAAGATAATAGCCGCGACAACACCGGTTGAAGCAAGGCCAACCATACTTCTGCTCCCCTGTTCGTTAAGGAACCTGGGAACAGAGGTCGCGAGGCGATCTTGAATAGGTTTGCTAATAGCAGCGGCGGTACAGGCTGCGACGACGAGAGCGGTGAGCTGTTCATCGGTTAGGTTGAGAGGGTTCTTCTTCTCTGGTTGGGAGCCACCCTGCTGAGGGTTGGGGTACGCCGCTTGAGGCTGAGGAGCCGTCATTTGTGGCATCACACCTTGCATCCTGGGTTCGTCGGTCATCATGGGGGGCTCCATCATGATGTCATTGATGGGGGTAGAATCCATCGTCGTCTCTTTACTTTGATGTATATTTTTTTCATGTGCAAAAGACGTGGATGGATTGTCTTGAATGGGAACCATTCCATCACCATCATCCGCCAAATTCATGGTATTCACGTGTTCTGAAGCCATTTAATATAGCTACATGTTTTTCAATTCAACACTCAACGCGTCTTTGTGATTTTCAGATTTGTCTTTTTTGTTGCCTTCTTGGCGTCTTCCTCTTTCTGTTGAGAATGTTTAGGGTTATACATCTTCTTGTGAAGTTTCCATAGATCCGGGCCACCAACTCTAAAGTTCTTTCGCACTGTCGCCTTGTACCAAAACACACAATCCTGTATCTTGTTAGACTTGACTGTATTGTCTAACACGAGACACTCGTAATTTTCTGTACATGCGTCCATGACCTTACAAAACATATCAAAGGATGGGAAGATACCAAAAAAAGACTTATACAATTTTTCCCTATTCTGAATAATGTTTTCCCTGAGGATGAAGACATAATCAACATTCGCACGCAAGGCTGGTGGGAGGTCCATCACGTACTGCATCGTGAGCATGAAGAAGATTTTCCAGTGACGACCATTCATAAAACATTGTCGAATACATGTATCTTTTAGAAACTTCGAATCGTACATACAATCATCCAGAAGCATGAACGCTCCACAATTTTGTTTACCGGCACCCACCAACTTCCGCTGTCTCGCCATCACTCGTTCTATAGCATCTCGGTCGTAGTCACCATAAATGAACAAGTCGGGAATAAACTCAGAATAAAAATGGTTACCCTCTTCAGTTCCTGAAAGAACAATTCCTGCTGGAAGATGTTTCTTATGATACATGATGTCCTTTACGAGGGTTGATTTACCTGTATTACGCTTACCAATAAATACAATTACCTTATCATCCGCAATTGATTCAGGTTTGAATTTCTTCAACTGAAGGTTCATTCTATTGTACTATCTCGTTTTATTTAGCATAATTTTACTCATACCAATTATTAAAGATGAACATGCAGACTGGTTTCGGTGATGATGGTGATGCAATGATGGAACGGTATATTTCTGACATGTTTAATATCATCCAACCCGTTATAGAAAAGAGTGCTTTACTCGCCGCTGAGTATTGCAAGGCTTGTGGAAGAGATATACTTCTTTCAGAAGACATGGAATATGCGATGAAGTACTGTGCGATGAACACAGTTGGTCAAACAATTGGGTCTATCGTACCAGAAATATACGATGACGAAGATTGTGAAATAGAAGAGGTGGACCCAGGGGACTGTCCACCATTCGAGAGATATTCAGGTCCTGATCCAGATTTTATCCAGGTGAATGAGGCGTACGATAGATGGGATAACTGGATCCCTCAAAACCCGACAGAAAAGTTGTTAAAAAATGCTGTTAATAGTAATGAGTACATGGGAGCCTGATAGTTGGTCATTCTCGTATAAAGGATTCAAGTCTTATGATTCGGATACAGGCTCTAGTGAAGATTCATCAGACGATGAACAAATCTTTTCGAAAACAAAAACAATTAAAACAAAAAGATTTAAAAAGATCGTAGAACAACAGGACCTATTACCTGAATAATTTTCCTAGTGTAATATATAAAATGTCCACGATTAGCGCCGCCCGTAAGACTGTCGATCTCGTTACCCAGGAACTTCAATCCCAAACTCTCAACTCCATCGTTGGTGGTTTCTCCTTCGCCGCTGCGATGTCCTGGATGGATCTCATCCGATGGTTCATCACCCAGCTCGTGAAAGTTCCCAAGAACAGTGGGTCCCAATACGCGCTCACCGCTTTGTTGACTACCCTCATCTCGGTAATCGTCTTTCAGATCATCTCCCGTATTAACGGTAAGGTGAAGAAACCCGCGCAACCCGTATTTGCTATCACTCGCTAATCGGTGGTTGGTATCTTTTAGGTTGTCGTTTCATAAGTAAAAGTAATATAAGACCGATGAATACAATCACAGTAATGTAGGTATATTCTTTCTTCCATCTATAAACATTCTCCACTACTTCGGGAATGCTTATAGGTTTTTCTACCACTTCTTCAATTGGAACTTTTGTTAAACCTTCAAGTTTGTCTGTTGAACATTTTATCTCAAACTTTAGAACGTGATCAGTGTTTCCAACTTCATATGTCGTGAGAACACCATTATTCATGTATAAAAATTCAATTCCAAGATTTTTGATCATCTTTTGTGGTCCTGAGTGAAATCGGTGTACGAGGGGATCATCAAAACCGTTGAATGTTATATTTGTTGTACCATTAAGAAGGATATGACCCGTATAATGTGGTGTTCCCTTCTGTAAGCCATCGTGTGGTCTTCCCACATACACAGATTGATTAAGTTCATCGGATCCAGAAGATAACCTAAGAATTAAAGAATTTGGTGAAGGTACTTGAGGTGTAGGAATACGTGCAGATATAAGTCGTATCTCCTCGACGTCATATATGGGATTTTCTAACGTAATGACATAGTTATTAGATTTGGGATATACACTCAAATCACGCTGATTACTATCGATGGATAGGTTATGAACCTTCATTAAAATAGATGTATACTATTTTAATGAATGTTTTTATCTATGACCTACATGTTTAATGGGAAAGGGAATGGGCAAGTGGGTTGTTCTGGAGCTGACGCTTCGCGATATCGAGGGATTGGGTGTTAGGGTTCTCATGACCCTTGTACGCATTGAATTGGTGGAATGGCTTCTGGTTGTACTGCTGCGTCCAACCACCATTCGCAGCATTCACGCGACCATCGACACGTGTAGTATCAGATCGGACGGTGGTAAGACGACCACCTTGCTTCAGAGCACTTTCACGAACGTTCATGCGACCCGCGTTACCCATGCGGTTAGGCTTACCACGACGATCTTCTGGGCGGAAACCATACTTCATGAGTTCCTCATTGGTCTTCGCGGTGACCTGAGCAGCAGCGCTATTCGTGTACGCACCATGGTGACTGTGGATACCTGGAGCGGGTTGGTTGTAGTACGCGTACTGTTCATCGTTACGGTCGCTCTTGAAACGTGTAGGATCTTGCGACATTGTCTGTGCAGAAATGAAACGCTTCGCACCATTGAACCCAAGTCCATCTGTACGAAGGCCGGTTTCTGAACGATTGGTCGTCCTCTTGGTCTTTTCATGCTCATTACGGGGAACAACACCAGACATACCCTGAGCACGACCAGGCATGGTGGGTAGTCGAGAAGGGAGGTGTGCGGTTGTTTCGGGTTTATTGTGTGTAAGTTCACCAATAGTTGAAGATCGACCACCAGTGATATCAGCAGCTGGACCAGTACGTCCGGGGAGTGTCGTGAGTTTATACGCCCCAACATTCACAGGATTGACCCTTAACATCTGCTGATACCCACCAACTGCGGGTGTATCAGCACTTACACCAAGACCTGGACCGACAAGTTGCTTCTCCACGGGGGAGAGGTTATTCATACGACCATTATCATACATGCGGTTGCGCATGTTGAGAACCTCTTGACCACCACTTCTCCGCTGCTTGGAAATATCAGCGAAACTCTCCATCTCCATCTTATGAGGAACCTGAATAGCTGGTTCGAAATTTTCATTTTCGACTTCTACGGTAGCCTCTACCACTGGTCGTGGTCGTTTCTGTTCCACTTTAGGTGGTTGAGATCTGGTACTCAAAGTTCGTCCGGCATACACGAGACCGGCTACAGCCATGAGCGAGATGGGATCAGCCATTCTTACTTCTTATTAACATTTTTATTAACATACCTTTGCTGAAAGAGACCATTCTGAACTTCGGCACGGGTACTCGCGGGTTCATATCGCATCGTCCGGAGAGGCACCATACATTTTGTGTCGTTCAATGGGAAGAGTTTACGTTCATACGTCTGGACTATAGTTTTGTTGAAACGGGAAGTCGATTGGGGACGAAGTTGATCACTTGTGTCGATGTACTGGGCTGGAGATCCCTTACCAGCCATGTATGGGGCAGTTCCATACAACATGGTGTTTGGGCGACATCCACCACAGTTGAGAGTACTGGGCTGAGGATATACAAAAACTTCATCGGTTGCTTTTACTGAAGGAATGGCACCCTTGTTTTGAACTCGAGAAAGGCCAGGTTGGAGCTGATACGCCATTTATTATTACATGAGAATATAATCTAACTATAGGTTCCTCCACCCCCTCGCACACGACCACCACCTCTAGGTCCCCTGACGTCCCCATCCCCACCAAGACCAGCGAACGCCTCAAGTTGGACACCACGTGCATTTGGATTACAGAATTGGGTATCACTCTTACACATGGGACCATTCTTGGGTCCATATAACCACTCAGCGAATCCTGTTTGGTCACCGGCTAGATCAGTGACTGGATTCGATACAAACTGACGCTCAACTGCATTCCTCATATACTTGGGTAATGGGGAACGGGAACGACCAGAATCAAATGGAACTCGATTTCCGTTTAAGTTTTGTACCGTAGGTTTTACACTTGAATAGTAACAGGCTTCTAGACGATTAGGGGCATCTGTAAAGTCAGTGATGAGAACATTAGCCATAGGGTTATCCACAGTTGGCATCTGACATTTTTCATTATCTATGCTAAAACCATAGCTCTCATCAATCATTTTCGACTTATAAAGAATATATATCACGGAAAGGACGGTCGCCCCTAAAACGAATATACGAGCGTCACGACGAATGAGATAAATCATACACGACGCATAAATAATAAAACGGGAGGCTGCATTAATACGATCCACTGGGGTTTGTTCATTTGTCGGCCAGAACTGCGTAATCTGATCCGACCTAACGAGTTGCTGGGGATCGTCGAACCAAGCTTTCATTTAATATAAGTTGAGGTTTATTTTTTGGGGAGGTTACCAAGCATTCCACCCATCATCTTCATGAGTGCGTCCTGATCAATACCACCACCATCATTTTGCATCTTATCAGCACATTCCTTGGCGATACCTTCGATCATTTTGAGAGTATCATCGGGGATCGAGGTAATCGTTGTACCAAGCATGTAGAGTGTCTGAAGATACTGCCATGTCGCCGCCCGTGTATTCTCGGACATCTGCTCCCAATATGACTTGATATTGAGATCCTTCAAGAAATCGATCGTATCAATTTCCTCGATAAGAAATGTTTCATCTTTGGATGAAATCTTATCAGCGTATGGTGTTACACCTTTCATGTAAGCATCCACAACGAGACGAGGATTGGTTGACTTCAAAATATCGAATGAAGTCATCATTTTCTTAATGCCTTTTTCCTCTGGAAAAGTCTTGTGCAATTCCACAAGAAATTGACCCATCATATCGTTAAACGCAGTAACGGACGCCATTTTCTTATTATATTGGTTTAATCTTTAAGTTTAGAAAGGGTCAGTAGAAATAGTTTCTTTCTGTCCTACACCACCAGACACAATAAAGAATACGAGAATAGCATTCAGTGCCGCTGGTTTTGTATATTTATTGAGTTCTAGTTTACCCTCATTATTAAGATGGGCCTTCAGATGAATGTACGCCGCGGTGATACCACCCGCGATGATAGCGGCATATACCGGGTCGCGCAAATAATCGGAGAGTTCCATTTAATTATAACCAACTTTTTTTGTACGCTGTTCTGGTGCATCCCCGAATAGAACATCATCTTCTTCCTCAACATGTGGTTCAGGCTGGGGCTCTGCATCAAAAGTGGGCACCGGTTCGGGTGCATGTACACCTGGTACAGTTTTGAATTCATTCTCGAGACCAGTTGGCTCGGGTTCTGATGCACACATAGACTCGGGTTCAGGTTCGGGTTCAGGTTCAAGTTCCGGTTCAGGTTCCATCATATTTTCATCAATCACATCTGGGTCAATACCATCATGGATCTCATTATCAAGTGAAATATCACGCGTGTCCTGAGACATATAGGTCTGAAGAATCTGCTGCACAGGAATGAGTTCCTTAACAGTATTTTCAATGGCGGTTGAAAAACGAGTGGTGAGTTTCTCGTCACGCACATATTCACTCTGTTCTTCTGTGAAAATGTAAGGATCCTTATACAAATCTTTCGCCACATTGTTATAGCAGGTCTGAATGAATACCTCTTCAGTTGGGAGTTTTAGAGAAATTTTCTTATTGTCCGCCCTTAGACGAACAGCGGAAAGAATTTTAGTACATGCGACGAATACAGCGGCAAGTAAATCACTGAACCATGCACACCGACTGGTAATATTATCACTATGATTTTTGGACATCGCGTTAGACCAATTTGGTACTTCCTTGAGAAGTTTCTGGAACATGATGAGAACCTTCCGACCCTTCGAGAGTTTTACAGATTCATCGTACATGTCCTGAAAAACCTCAATCATTGCTGGACACATTATGAGATACAGCTGACCCATATACTCCTTTTTCGCTTCTACCATGATACTCAGCTGTTCAGACATGATTTATAATAGTTTTACATATTTAAACTTTAACTCTCACGCATTTTGTCTGTACTTATTCGCCATCTTCTTCAAATTCATGAGATTTGGAAAATCACTCTCTTCTTCATGTACATTTTTACCACTATCTTTCTTCTTCTTATGCACTACCCATGATATATAAATATCATGGTCACTTATAAGTTGTACAGTAAAACCACCAAGTGAAAATTGTCGTGCAATATACTTCGCAGCCTGTGAACGATCAAAAACCGGATAACCGAGTAGAAATGCTGGAACAGTTAAGAAAATTTGTTTATGACCAAGTTCTACAATTTGTTTTATTTTAGTAGAAAATTGTTCATAAATCTTCATATAGATTTCTTTACGGAGTTGCTTTCTCTTGTCATCAATTTTCGTCACATCATTGATACTCAACATTACATTATAATGTCTTCAAATTATTTTTTAAGGAATCAAACTCACTCTTAGTTGGGTTTGCACTTTCTTTGACAATGTTGTAATCAATAAACTGTTTACCTACCGAACCCTCTACGAATGGTGTGATATCATCTGGTGCCTGGACACCGAGGGGCTGGCTGCGTAGTGATATGAGACGAACAATCTCATTCTCGATCTCAAATGTTGCAACAATCGAGAAACCAAATGAGAAACCATCCTTCTTTATAGTCATAAAGACACATTCGTATATATCCTTATCATCTCCACGGTATTTTGTGATTGATGTAGTCTCGATGATGTACGTACAGAGACCAGTACGTTTAGAAATTTCATGATTGGCTTGGAGAACAAACTCTTCTATCCTATCATTATCCACAACTGCTTCAACTTTTTGGTACTTAGAAAGGTCTGGTCTGGGATCATTAAGTTTGATTGGGGAAACTGGCTTCGTATGCCCTGAGAGACCAAAAGCTTCCGTGAAACCCTCGTGTTTAGTCATCAAGAGAAACACAACGACAATTAGTGTGAAAGCTAACAGGTAATTCATATTTACTATAATGCGTTAATTTTTTTTTACAAAATACCCTATAGATAATAGATGTCACTCCTGATATATAGTCCTAGATGCAAACACTCAATGGAAGTCATCGAGTACATTAACAAAGTTCCTCAGCTGAAGCAATTGGTGCATTATCATAATCTAAATACACAGGGTATTCCACCGAATTATAAGAATAAAATCAACCGTGTACCAACTATGCTCACGAAGAATGGTAAGATCTTAGTAGGAAATGAAATTAAAAATTGGCTTGACTCGCTGTTACCCAAGAAAGATGTTGATCACGCTGGGATCGGGGGTATGGGGTGTTCTATGACGTCACTTGATGGCGATACATCCACATCGGAAATGTTTAGACTGGATGATTATGGGCAATCTCTCCAACCGGCAATGACTCCTGAATTACAAGAAAAGATAGGTCGTGATGTTTCTAAGGGTGTTGCCTATAGTGATTTAAAGATGTAACGCACGAACACATTAGACATGAAGTTGGTTACAATACAGGCTTCAGCCTTTAAATCAACATTCGAAGTTTTGAAGGATATTTTAAATGATGTAAATATTTACTTTAGACCTGATGGACTATATGTCGTCACCCTGGATACAGCTAGAACTTCACTAGTCGATATGTATCTCGCGGCGGATAATTTTGAAGAGTATCAGTGTGACCAGGAAGAAATCATCGCTGGTATTAACATTTCAAATACCTTCAAACTCCTAAAGACAATCACAAATAACGATGTACTTCGTATCGAAATTAATTCAAAGGAATATATGGATATTGAGATTTTCAGTGAGACGAAAAAAACGAATACCAAATTTCAATTGAAACTTCTGGATATTAACGAAAGTCGTATCGAAGTTCCGGTCGTGGAAATGACTACCATAACAACGTTACCTTCGGCAGATTTCCAAAGACTCTGTCGTGATATGTCCAATATTGGGACGGATATTGAGATTAAACGGCACGGAAGTGAGATCAGATTTAAATGTGAAGGTGATTTTGCTAATCAGGAAACATCTATAGAATGCCCTGGTGAAAGTCCAACTATATCTGGTCTATATAGTCTAAAGTATCTAAATATCTTTACAAAGGCGACGAGTATGTGTGCGTCTGTGCAAATTATACAGGAAACGGGCAATAGATTTCTCATTTTAAAATACAATGTTGCAAATTTGGGTGAACTTAAGTTTTACCTAGCGACTAAGGTATCTGAAGATTGATAGTAAAATCGTTAATCGTTGATATAGTTTTTTTCATACCCAATGTGTTGGCTAAAATAATTTTGGGAAAACTCTCTTTGAGTGTCTCCATATCGTAGTATAAAAAGTGTTCGAGTGATACCTTTTGTCCATGGAAATCATTCCTTGGACCCGAATATCGTTTCACCTTTTCAGTAATGTTTCGCACCGGTTTATCGTCGTGGTCAACTATCCAAACACTACTCAAAGGGATACTGAAGTGCATTGCACTATCTTCATTCTCACCGGGTCTGAAGTTAATATCATTAGAGATGGCGGTATATTCATGTCCATTGAAGTAATATTTTACACGTAAAATTGTATATGTTACATTCTGAGGAACTGTAGTATATCTAAACTTCTTACCAGTGACGTCCATATAGAATTCATCGAGTGTTTCATCTTCCCAATCTTTACTTTCATTCACCCAAAAATCATCTTCAATGTGATATTTCAAATCATGATCAACTCCATATTCAAGTTCTTCGGAAATGATTTTATAGTCCCGTGGTGTGACGACACTTTTATACCAGAAAAAAATAGTACTTAAAAGTTTAGAAGCCATCTCTTTATAAGAATGGAAGGTAATTTTTTAAGTAGATATAATAACAAATTGGAAGAATGGAACCACATGATACGAGATGACCCATGTAATAGAAAAAAGTATGAATCTGAAATGTCTGACTATATCATAAAATGTATGCCATATTTAGATCAACATATAGATGATGGTGGAGAAAATAGTAATACTAATAACGTCTTTAATGTGAAAGAAACTGTGGGTCTGAAACGAAAGGATATATTTACCGATTACCTCATAGATGTTGAAAAAAAAAACATTTCTAGACCATGTGAACGAATACGTGAAAGGTGTGAGACATGTCCAGATAGTAACCTCATTCATTTTCATGACACGAGTGATCTCGTATGTGACACGTGTGGTGTAATTATAGCTAAATTATTAGGTGAAGAATTGACGTATAGAGAAGAACAAGAAACATCCGAAAAGATTGTAAATTATTCATACAAAAGGGAGAATCATTTCAATGAATGGCTTTCACAATTTCAAGCTCAAGAAATGACAAATATCCCAACGGAAGTTATTGATCAATTACGAGCTGAACTCAAGAAGATGAAAATCAAAAACTTAGAAGATATCACACATACCAAAATTAGAGGACTTTTAAAAAAATTAAGATTGAATAAATATTATGAACATGTCCCATATATTACGAATATTCTCAATGGTATCAAACCCCCAAACATGCCCCAAGAGTTGGAAGAGTACCTTCGAATAATGTTCAAAGATATTCAAAGACCTTTCGATGACAATTGTCCAACTGAGCGCAAAAACTTTTTGAGTTATTCCTACGTCCTCTACAAGTTTTGTGAACTTTTAGGGGAAGATGAATACCTTCAATATTTTCCACTTCTCAAGTCAAAAGAGAAATTATACCAACAAGATATTATATGGAAAAAAATTTGTCGCGATCTTCATTGGGAATTTATTCCAACAGTATAAAGTAATGAACTGCCCAAACTATCATATATGCAGCAAACAGGTGAAACCTGGTTTAAAAGTGTGTACTTCATGCTTTTGGAGATTCAAAAATGAGATATTAGAATTCAAGACATATGAGTGTCCAAGATGTTGTAAAACGGGAGAATGTCTCAAGTTTCGCAAGTGTGAACATTTCCTATGTATGGAATGTTTTGGTAAATACCCTGTTTGTACAATATGCACCAATTAATACTTCCGGAGAGAAACTGTTATAAACACCATAACAAAAAACGCAATGATGTTATACGGGTGATTACCTGTATTTGTAATTTCATCACTTAATGATTCTCTGTATAAAACTCTAGATGTGAGCGCGATTAGGATGATATACCAGGGAACGTTCAAGAGGTATAACATGAGAGACACCAAAACATACCCATTTATATAACCATTTGTAGCGGTATATACATGGTCATGTGCGAGTTCCAAGTAAATATATCTAAATAGTGATACCATAAGGGCGAGACTAAACTTTGAGGCGTCCAATCCGAGCATCTTCATAGTGTCTCAATATACCTTCAACGGATAAAAAAAGTGGGCACATCGGATCGATCATCTTTTGAATTTTGTTTGTATTTCCCAAACACCCACCACCTTTCCAATACCCTTCCCTGTTGAATTCTCGTAAAATTTCTTCCCTCTTTTTTGAATCCACGGATTGACCCGTCTTGATGACCATTATATCACCCCCAACCCAATCTTCATCTATGTGCTTCAATTTTGCAAGGCGGGGGTATCCACTAATTTCACCTTTAGTAATATTATCATACATCGATTTACCGGGGCGTCTGGAGTCTAGGTAATAAGTATCATCGAGTACGACTGCGTAATGTGTATTTGGTATGTTCGTATGTAACGTCATAAGACCATTCCAAAAGACGAGATCTGGTAAATCTTTAAACTTTCTCGAAAAAAATAGAAGTATGTCACCGGGTTCGGGTGTGACCAAATCCATTTGACGACCTAGGAAACGCTCTAATTTATACCTATAAAGTAGTATCAATACAACGCTGATAATTATTATAGATATCAGTGTGAGTATAAGATGTTGTTTGGTCACATCAAAAAAAAACATCCGTTATATAATAATGAAATATTATTATTATATCATAATTGTGTACATAATTATTTCATTCTACGAGTGGTTCTTACATCGCCATGTGATGCACGGTGATCCTGTTTTTTTTAAGAAAATTCCAGGAATTGGGTCATACCTAGCCGATACAGCTACGAAACATATTGAACACCACAAGATAGTGAACATAGATATGACCCTCCAAGATAACGAACATACCACGGGTGTCTATTTCCCATGGAGTACTACCATCATGTTCGTCGTCATACTCATACTCACATTGTGGAAACTTGTCCCCGTACCAGTACTCACCTCGATTATCGTCGTATTTATCCATAACATACTATGGAACAACTGGCACACGAGATTCCATGATTACCAAAATGATGTGACAATCACGGATGGTCTCCCGAAGGTTTCCCCTTTCCCAGGTGGGTTCATTTATGATTACCTCTGGAAGTACCACACGATCCATCATTCACAAAAGGGGGACAAATACAATTATAACATCATATTCCCCCTCTTCGATCATGTATTTGGAACGCTCGGTGATGCGTCGTGTATCGATAATACGAGTTACTGTAAAGAAAATCATCACGATGAACGATGTTACCAGAAGCAACATCATTGCTATACAGAAAAAGATGTTATTAGATAGTTGATCCCTTAAGTGCAACGTCAAAAATTGAAATATAAGATGATTTTGATTGATCGTATCGTTCGATTTCTCAAAAAGGACATTTACCTCCCATTCAGGTGCTACGCAAACAAAAGACAATTCATGAATCCTAGGGACAGTTGTTCGTGTAAGAACTTCTGCCGGAAACCCCCGAGTGGTGGGACTCCTGTCTATCTACAAATTGAACCCATCGGTACAACACTGTCTAGAAGAATCTTACGCACCTCTACCTCCCGATCCGGATGAGGTGGGTAATTCACCAGATACGCCATCTTCAGACCTGTCAGACGAAGATAGTTATTACCCTGCAACTCCGCCGCGTCATTTAGAGTTCGAATAGTCTTAAATTCTAAAACAATCTCGTTATTAATAATGATATCTGCCCTCAAATTACCAATCACATGTCCCTTGAATGGAATCGTAATGATACGTTCCGATTCATATTGAATACCATTCTCCCTTAGTAAAACCTCCATCGCATTATGATATACTCTCTCACTGTATCCAGGTCCCAGTTGAGAATATATCTCTCGAGCGAATGCCTCTATATTCATTAAATATTCTTCAATTTTCTTCTTTATCTAAAGTAAGATGGTGTCCGCTGAAACTACCCGTAGGCGGCGTCGAATCAATACCACACTCAGTCGATTAGCTAATAATTTTAGGAGAGTGAATATACCAAAAAATAGTTTCAATGTAGGGACGGTGACGAGTGCGAATGATCGATACTTATCAGTTCGTTTAAGTCGTAAAAGTATTAGAGAACTTCAAAATGTGTACAAGAAAACATGGGAACAGAAAGTCGAGTATGCGGGTACGATACCATTCACCGTAGCAAATACACGGAACTATGTAAGATTTAATAGACCCACGGAACGTACAAATCGACAACTCGCCACCGTGCAACCAACCCAAGAGGATTTAACACAGTACATTGTGTATCACACACATCCCGTTCCAGGATATGATACACCACTCTTCACGTACCCGAGTGCATCAGATTTTAAGGTCTATATTGATAATTATCCAACTGTACAGGCGAATTTGATACTCGAGAACCAGGGGTATTACATCATCGACCTCATCGAAACAAATATGAATAAACCCAACACCGCTGATGTTATCCGAAAATTTAACAGTCTCATGAATGGTCAAGAATTTCAGAAAGTGAGGGTGTCATGGAGTAATTTGGTATACATTCAAACAACCCCCACTCAATGGAAAAAAGCTGTAAACAAATTCATAGACCCCATCATGCGCAGAGAATTTGGCATATCCGTCAAGTATTATACATGGGATGAACTTGGTGAAATTACACTACTAGATAGAAATGTACTCATGAATATCTCTTAGTTGTAAATAAATTCTTACTATATATCATGTACACTAGGGTCTTCCGCCCATGCATGGTACTTAGAAAGAATCGGATAAAACTATCTCGTGAAGTCGTCCATAATTTGAAAGAAATAAGCAAAATATCTTCTATCAAACAGTGGGAGTATGCAGGTGGTATTAAGTATAAAAATCATACATTTAGTGAACCGACTCGTATTACATCAAAGAAGAGAAACCGCGTCGATGTCGAAGAAATTGAGAAGGTTTGGTATTCGGAAATAGCATATCATACACACCCAGGAATTGGGTATAATGAATGGAGTATGTGTGAAAATATACAAATATTTACAACGCTTCCAAGTAATGCAGATTTTGAAGCGTACATAAAGGGCTTTCCCAGAATGCAAGTCAATCTAATTTGTGAATCACATGGATATTACGTCATTGATATACTCGAATCGTCCTATAATAGGGTAACACCTCTACCTGAAGCTGTTTATGAATACATGAGAAAACTACGTAGTCAGCCATTCATGCGTATAGGTGCATTTTCAGATGACGGAATCGAATATTTCGCAACAACTCTAAAAAATTGGAAAACCTATATTAACGAACAAGTTAATACAGATATGATGAAACTTTTTGGAATATCAATTAGTTATTATGGATATAGTGACGAACCCCCAATTATCACCATCTATCGGGATATAGATGAAGTATAGGGATACTTCCTGACCCAACACTACGATTATTACAATGATATTTTAGATATCAGGATGCACCTTGCTCCGGAAAAAAAATAAAAAGGTATAGTAAAATATGATTGATCCAGTTGACACTGCTGCTATGTTATTTGATAGTTCTATTGGCTGTTGCACCTCACCATGGTTTAGGGGTAGTTGTGTGAAGGGTGGTAAAACGTCCTATTGCCCTAAGTGTGAGTATCATTATTGCCGATTTCACCGCCCAATAAACAATGGTGGTCTGCAAGGTGGACACTCTTGTAAGTGAGTATTACCGTCTATCGGGATATAGACGTAGCATAGAATCCTCTAATTCATCAACCTCGTACCAAGCCCAATGACACTCCGACGAATCCTTATCTATTTTACACATCTCCTGTGCTTCTTTTATCGCTTCTGTGAAACGTAAACGAAGTCTCAAATTTTCCTTGATTGGCCTCACCTCCGTTATAATTGGTCGCTGGTACATACCTTCAAGGACATTTCTACGAGTCTTTGCCAATTTTATCTTATAAAGACTGTTTTCAGAGAAGGTTGCGAAGCATTTCATACTTTAGAAAGGTGTCAAACTTTTAAGCATGAGGATACTTCCTAACCCATAATTTACAAATCCATTTCTCCCCAGACTTTACAGGTTTCCCACCATGTAAAGCCTTTGAACTTACCATTTCATAATTGTCTACTGCATCGAAGAATAAAGCATCACCTTTTTCAAGTGTATACTGTTTTTTTAGGTTTGGAAATACAGTTTCACCACCTTCGTAGTCATCGTTTAGTGCTAAAATGAATGTATACATTCTCATATTCTTACCATTTTCAAACGTATCTTGATGGGGTTTATAGTACCCTCCAGGTTTGTACCGAAGTACTTGCAAATTTTCACAGTTCACGAATGATCGATCTATGTATTTGGTACACTTATGAATCACACTCTTAATAATCGGATCTTCGCGATTAAGTCGGGTGGTCTCATCAACTTGCAAATCCTTTCTCGCTTGCTCGATGATGTAAGTTCGTTCTTCCTCTGATAGAAGACTTTTTATGAGTATAGGTTGATTATATCGAGGTAAGATGTACACAAGTATCAGAATCAAAAATAATAGAATCAGCATCTTATTGTATTCATATATAAATATTTCGGGGAAGTCGACAATTATATCGTTCACGAATTGAAACAAAAATTTCATTTCCATACTCCACAATCTTATCTAAAAGGTCTACGATTTCATCATGTCGTTCTGGTTCAAGGACATACTGTCTAAGAAAATCTCCACCTGTATTAGAAATCATTTCAAAAATGTTCGAAAGGTCTCGAGTTTTTTCTATGAATTTTTCCTGTCGTTGTAAATAATTTTTAAACATATATTCATTTATGTCATTCAACATATAGGCAATTCGTAATTGAGTATTATCTATTGGTCTCATATCCAGGTATATAAGCTCTCGTTCCATTTGGTGTACGACCACAGCATACCGTAGTATCTCATTCGTGGCACCCATTTCTCGCAATTCTCTAAACGAAGGGACACCACCACATGGAATGTCTCCATGTTCCCGAGAATTCATAGTTTTCTTCTTAAACTCTATGAAATGTGGATTATGTATTCGACCAGTATCAATCTCACCTGTTCGCCAATTGAAAGCTGTATGACATGATATACACCACATCTGAGCACAACCACTCGTCTTATGAATGACTGTTCCACATTTGGGGCATGATTTACTATCCTTATTAAGAAGTTCCATCGTTTTTACAGTTTCAGGATTACACATATGACCAGGTGTTAATGGTTCGTTACAGGCTTTACAGTATTTACATTCACATAAACCACAGTACCAATTTTCATTTAGAAAACCTTTACATTCTTCTATGGGACACTGACGCACAAAATGTCTCGGTTCAGAATCCATAAATGTTCCACCATTTCGTAGCTGTTCTAAATGTCTATATGTATTCTCCATCTCTTTATAGAGTACCCGTACTTCAATAGGTATAGGGCCATCTATTTCAAATAGTCTGTACCTATTGTGAAGTTCTATGAGATTTTCCTTTTGTTGTCGGATGATACTTTGAATTCTACGCATTTGTATTATCCGTTCAACTTCGGGTTGCGTCTCCGGCATGAGTGCCTTTTCCCTCTCAAATAGAAGAGTCTCTCGATGACGTTTTAGTTCAGTATTTCTAAAATATTTGGTACAGAATGAATCCACAAACTCACGATTCCATCGAGTTTTACACCCCATGCAATGTGGATCTTCAAATGATTCCAATATATATCTTTGAGAACATGAACGACAACTTGTTAAATCACAAAAAGGACACTTAACTTGTTTGTGATTTATCTTGTTTATTTTTTCACAACAGACATCACAAATTTCCATTAGATTAAAGGCTTATTATTTCTTTAAATTACAAATTACAAAGTGATACCACCTTTTCCCATGCGTTTGAAATCTTATTAGAACTGACATGTCACGAATTGAGCCAACACTTCCCGCATATTCTCACGTTTATATATCGTTTTCGCAAAAAATAACGTCATTTCAGCATCCCTGTATGACATGTATGAATGCCCATGCTTCTCATATAACTCCGCAACGTTATCAAGGTTATCATCACACCAATCTTCCACCTCTATCTCTGTCATATCCCCATGCAGACATTTTTCGATGAAATCGGCAACCTCGTCGCTGAGAGGCATGTCGGTAATCACGGTACAGTCGTCGTCGGGGTGATTCATCATATTTTCTTACATTATTTCCATTTTGGCTTCGACTTACGCTTCAATTGTTGCTTTTTTTGTGTAGATTTAACACTTTGTCCAGTATCTTTGGCTACCTGTTTATTTTTCTTTCGTAGTTCCGCCTTCACCATACGTTTCGCCTCGGCCGCCTCACCCGACTTTTTGATTCGCTCTATATTGGTCATCTTGGAAGCCGCAGCCTTAGCTTGGGCGACCCTATCAGCATTAGCCTTAGCCTTAGCTTGGGTGACCCTATCAGCATTAGCCTTAGCCTTAGCTTGGGTGACCCTATCAGCATTAGCCTTAGCCTTAGCTTGTGCGACCCTATCAGC